GATATCAGCCATTTTTTGATGCATCGCTACAACTGGATTCGGCCTCACCAATTCAACGATGGGTTGGCGCCAGCGCGGGCCGAGGAAAAACTTAACATCGTGTCCGGGATTAGTTGACCACTACAGTTGATCGCATAGTCGGATAAGCGTTAATGAGGCATGTCGGAATTTAAGCGGGGCAGTTGAGCTTAGACTTGTAGGGCTATTCCTTAACTTTTGCGGATAACTCCCACATGGCGCCCACGATGCGGAAAACCGCTTGCTGGTCCTCCTCAGGCAATGCTCGGTATTGATTTACCAGTTTGTCCTCCAGAGCAGTGAACCCCTCCACGACTTGCGGAGTCGCGACTCCAGTCACCACATAAAGGATATCGAGACCCAACGACGCGGCACTAGCTAGATAGGTGGTATCCGGGCTCCTTTCACCCTTCTCGTAAGCGAGTTGGGTATTTTTAGTCACTCCACACTTCTCAGCCAGCACGGTCTGGCTCACACCAATTCGCTGACGTTCTTCCTTTAGGCGCTCGCCCACGGTCATAAAAATTGTACCTTAAGCATTGACAGTCACAATTTACAGGGATAAATTCGCCAAACAATCACGCGAAATCACACGAATCCGAACTATGCACGTCACCTACGCACCCGAGCAAGCATGCCAGGCCGCCAGAACGCGCTTGGAAAGGAAAGGTATGTCCGTAAAGGACTTTGCCATTCAGAACGGCCTTCATCCCTCAACAGTCTCTGCAGTACTGAACGGGCAAAAGAAATGCTTGCGCGGTGATGCTCACCGCGCAGCCGTGTTACTCGGAATCAAAGACGGCGAGATCTCAAACTAAATCGCCTGATGCAGGGGAGAAACGAGAACATGAAACACCCAGTTCTAAAGACCAAGCGTCAGGTCATGAGCGCTGTAATCTGCGCCTACCCCGGTGGCCGTGAATGCGCCTCTGCCCGTCTCGGGTACGAACTCAAAAAGTTCGACAATCACCTGTACGAAAACGCCGGCAACCGCCCCTTGAGCGACGAGCAAATCCATCTGCTTGAGCAAGACGCCGGTACCACACACCTCCCCGAATACATCGCTACCCTGTACGGCGGCCTGTTCGTCCCCCTGGCCGAGCCGGAAAGCCTGGATAACGTCGAGCTGTACAGCCGCTCGGTAAAGACCGCAGCCAAGCGCGGCGCCGTCGACCAGTTCATTGCCAAAGCATTGGAGAACGGCGCGATTGATAAAGGCGAAGCCGACACGATCCTGGCCGCCCACCGACGGTACATGGCCGCGCGCCACGCCGAAGTCCTCGCGACCATCCTCCTGCACAGCCAGGGAACCAAACAGTGAGCACTTACAAACTGGTGTGCCCCCACTGCTATCGCCGCATGCGGATCCGCACCAGCGAAGGTACGCACATTTTTCTGCGGGTGGCATACGTGCAGTGCACCAATGAAGCCTGTGGCTGGTCGGTGCGTGCCCAGTTTGAAATGACTCATGAGATGAGCCCGAGTGGTATGGCAAACCCTTCGGTCAAGTTGCCTATCGCCGACGTAGCCCTACGTCGCCAGGCAATGCAAACCGCCAACGATCAACCCGACCTGCTGGATCAAGTGGAAATGGAGCGTGTGTGATGAACATAGCAATCGACACCAATTACCAGGAATACCAGGCGACGATGCAACGCGCCGCGCTGGCTTACTTGGAGCGCCACCAAGGCGAACACCTGGGCAACGACCAGTTGCTGTTTACCCGTGCCGTCCAGCATCTGCTGATCAGCCTGGAAGTACCGCTGCACATGGCTGAAAAGCTGGTGAGCCGGGCCTACGGCGAACTGAAGTCCAGCAACAACCGGCACCAGCTCGATGTCGACGCCAGTTCCGGCACTGTTGCCGTTATCACCGACCCGGCCAGCGGCCTGACATGGGCCGTACCTGTCAGCCTGATCTATCAACGCATCATCAACGCACCGGACAACCGCCGACTGCGTCTCGTCACCCAGTAACCCCTGACCCGCCCTACCCACCCACGTTTCCAATGGGTTTGGGTGAGCTTTGCCCGAAATCCGAGGTGGACCATGGAAATCGACATCGTCATCACCACAAAACTGCCCCGCGATCAGGCGCAAGCGCTGCTCCAGGCACTGCGTGTGCAGTACACGTTGCTGTTCAACGAGCACTGGTATGACGACCGCTTTCGCCTGATCCCCGAGGGTTTTCGGCATGGCTCGCTGCTCGCCACCTTCCCTGTTTTGGCTGCGCAGAAACGCCTGATTGGCGCCTTAAAACACAGCCTTGGCGAAGTGAAGTAAGCCCGATGACCATGGAAAAGAAATTACGCGCCGATATCTTGGATCGCCTGAAGTCCGATTACGGCTTCAAGTACAAGGCCGGCAAATACATGCGGGAAGGCAAATGTCCGGCCTGCAATAGGAAAGAGCTATTCGCGTTCCATGATGAGCCGTGGGCAATACGCTGTGGCCGTGGCAAATGTGGCCAGATCTGGCACGTCAAGGAACTCTACGAGGACCTGTTCAACGCCTGGAGTACACGTGCGCCGGCCACCGAGCAACACCCGAACGCCACGGCTCGCGCTTATCTGGAGTTCGCCCGGGGTTTCCGCTTCGAGCTGATCCAGGGGTGGTTCACCCAGGACACCTACTTTTCCAACGAGCTGAACGAAGGCAGCGCCACCGTGCGATTCGCCCTCGACAAAGGTGGCTACTGGGAACGCCTGATCGACCGCCCACACAGATTCGGCAAGATGAAAGCCCGCTTCAAACCCGGCGACAGTCCGCGTGGTGTCTGGTGGTGCCCGCCTTGTGTCGACTTGCTGGACACCAAAGAGCTATGGATTGTCGAAGGCATCTTTGACGCTATCGCCCTGGTGCATCACGGGATCGCGGCAGTGTCGGCGATGTCGTCGAACGCCTTCCCCGCAGAGTCGCTGGAAACGCTTGCCCGCCAGCGCGGCGGCAAGTTGCCCAAATTGATTTGGGCTCTGGACAACGAGCCGAGCGCACACCGCTACACCAAGCGCTGGGTACGCATGGCCCGCGCCCTGGGCTATGTCTGCGACGCGGCACAGATTCCGCAGCCCGACAGCCGCAAGGTCGATTGGAACGACTTGCACCAGCGTTGGCAATTCGTCGACGGCGACGAGTTACGTGCAGAGCAAGTCGCAAAAGACCTCAAGACCGCCCGTTATCACGGCGCGCTACTGATTGCCGAGACCGCTACAGAAAAAGGTCTGTTGATGTACAAGTGGCGCGAACGTTATGAGTTTCACTTTTCATTCGAGAGCCGTTTGTACTGGTTCAAAATGGACCTCGAAAAGGTCAGCAAGGCCGAGCAGTCTCTTGAGACGTCCACCAAACAAGAGGATCAACTGCTCAACGATGACCAGCGGCGTGACAAGGCTCTGCGTCAGTGTGGCAGCGTCGTCGAAATCGCAAACTGTTCGCCCCAGGCCCTGTACTTCCAACGCAACGAAGTCACCGACGAGTCCTGGTACTACTTTCGCGTGGACTTTCCCCATGACGGCGGCAGCGTCAAAAACACCTTCACTGGCGGCCAATGCTCCGCAGCCAGTGAGTTTAAAAAGCGCCTATTGAGCATGGCTGCCGGTGCTGTGTTCACCGGCAGCGGGCAGCAACTCGACAAGATCATGAAAGACCAGCTCTACGGCCTGAAAACCGTAGAGACCATCGACTACGTGGGCTACAGCAAGGAACACGGTGCCTACGTGTTCGGCGACCTGGCGGTGCGCAATGGTGCGGTCAGCCAGGTCAACAAAGAGGACTTTTTTGAGTTCGGCAAACTGCGCCTGAAAACGCTGCAAAAGTCGATTGCGATGCATATCCAACGCGATGCCAAGCAGTACCGCAGCGATTGGCTGCCGATGCTGTGGATGTGTTTCGGCGCCAAGGGCATTGTGGCCCTGGCCTTCTGGTTCGGCTCGCTGTTCGCCGAGCAGATCCGTGCCCAGTACAAGTCCTATCCCTTTCTGGAAGTCACAGGAGAGGCCGGCGCCGGTAAAACCACGCTGCTGACCTTCCTGTGGAAACTTCTAGGCCGTGAACACGAAGGTTTCGACCCATCAAAATCGACCCGTGCCGGTCGCCAACGGGCCATGGGGCAGGTCTCGAACATGCCAGTGGTGCTGATCGAGGGCGACCGCAACGAGCCGGACAAGGTGCATGCCAAGGGCTTCGACTGGGACGAACTGAAGGACTTTTTCGGTGGCGGAACTCTCGGCACCAAGGGTATGAAGACCAGCGGCAACGAGACCTACGAACCGCCGTTTCGGGGAACCATCGCCATCAGCCAGAACGCTGATGTCAGCGCGTCCGAGGCGATCCTGACGCGGATTATCAAATCTCACTTTGCCCGCCCGGAAGTGACCACAGAGAGCCGTGCAGCGGCGGATAACCTCAACCTGATCCCGGTTGAACAGCTCAGCCACTTCCTACTGATGGCCGTACGCGCCGAAGCCCAGATCATGGCGAAATTTGCCGAGCGGGTGTTGGTGCATGAACAGCGGCTGCGCAAGCTCAAGGATATTCGTGTCGAGCGGATCATCAAAAACCACAGCCAGATCATGGCCCTGGTCGATTGCCTGTGCCTGATCTGCCCGCTGGACGAAAACCAGCGCGTCACCACTCATCAAGCCCTGACCACTATGGCCCTGGAGCACCAGGCCGCAATCAGCGCCGACCACCCGCTGGTGACTGAGTTCTGGGAAGTCTACGAATACCTGGAAAGCCTGGGCGAAGGCCCGCAGGTCAACCACAGCACCGACCCCAAGCTGATCGCCATCAATCTCAACGAATTCGCCGAGCTGGCCAGCATCCACCGCCAGAACCTGGCCGACCTCAAGACCTTGCGCGCCCTGCTCACTGAGAGCCGCAGCCGCAAGCTGCTGGAGACCAACAAAGCCACCTATAGCGCGATCCGCGCGGCGCAGAGCGTTGGCAACGCCCTGTTCAATAAACCGTTAACCGTGCGCTGCTGGGTGTTCCAGGGCGCAAAACCGCAGCAATGAAAGGAGCAGCACCATGCAAAACGAACTGAAAACAGCGATTCAATTTGACGACTTTTATGCGGCGTTTCGCTCGCAAGGCGTTGTCGCCATGGCCTGGTGGCTCGGTGCACTGCACGCCGACCGGATCCGAGCGGAACATCACAGCTTTCCGTTACTGCATATCGAGGGCAGGCCCGGTTGCGGCAAAACCTTCCTGCTGAGCTATTTGTGGAAACTCATCGGCCAGGAAGAGTTCAGGGCTTTTGCACCGGAATATGCGACACCGGCAGGCCGAGCGCGGGCGCTCACCCGTACAAACCAGCCAGTCATTGTCCTTGAATCAGAGCCGAACCCTGAGTCGACCTTTGACTGGGATGAGCTGCGTGACCTCTACAACGGCGGCACCATCCACCGTGCGCACTCACCAGGGGTAGAGGCCCACCACTTCCACGGCGCGTTGGTGATCATCAGCAGCCAGCCCATTCAATGCAGTGCCAACCTGGAAAGCCGTATAGCGCGCGTTCGGCTCGGTACTGCCCACACGATAGAAGGCCTGTCTGGCGCCAACGCTCTGCGTGAGCTTTCTGCCGGGCAAGCCGGCGTTTTTGGCCTTGTTGCAAATCAGCATCAGGAACAGGTGCTCAGCACTTTCAACAAGCTTTCACCTGCCTACACGGCCGCCTTGACTAAAGAGCGCGCCGAACTCTGCCCACGAGCGGCCAAAAACGGTGGGCAACTGATGGCCCTGGTGGATGCACTCAGCCTGATGCTCGGCCTGACGAATGAGCAGCGTGTCACGGCCTTAGGTGCCGTAAAGCTCATCCTTGATGACGTTTTTTCCCCACTTTGATTGGACCTCGAAAAGGAGAAACCACATGGACACATCCCGCCAGCAGCAGCCCATCAACTGGTTCCGCCAATTGCAGGAGTTTGAAGCCAAGCGCCCGGCCATTCGCAAGGCCGGTATCGAGGCATTGATCCGGCTGGTGCCTGTAGCCCTGCGCAGCACAGGCCAGAGCGCGGTGATCGGCCGCTTCCTGCTCGGGCTCTACAACGGCCCTGACTATTCCTTCGTACTGACCGACCTGCGCGGCCTCGATACAACGTTGTTCGACGACTGCCTGGCCGTGCTGCAACTGGACTACTCGCCCGAGCAGGAAGTGCACACCTACCTCCCCGATGGCGACGCGATCTGGGCCGAGTTGATCAGGAAATGGGCATGAAGTGGGCACCCAAGCGCAACAGGGATGGGCAGATACAGCGTAACTGCTGGGTCACCGACAGCGGCTACACCGTCGCCGAATGCCGCCTGCCTGAATCGCGTTACCCCATTACACGTCCAGGCGGTGAACTGCCTTTCGCGTATGGGAAGGATCGAGACGAAGTCATAGCAATCATTGAGCAAGACCAGGCCAGACCGGCCTGAACATGGGTGTCGAGGAGCGCCAACTCCCGAACGCCGATTACCCCAAAAGGAGAAGCACCATGCCAAACACCGAAAGAACATCACTCCGATTCAGCGATGCAGCGGTCGTTACCGGGTTATCACTTATCTGCCTGGTGCTGCTGATTCAGGCTATCAACCAAGGGCTGGATTTGCTCCTGACCTTGGGCCTGATGAGCTGCACATTCGGCTGATACCACTGAAGAAAAAGAGGTGTCGAGGAGCGCCAACTCCCCGACACCGACCACCCCAAAGGAGAAGCACCATGCAAGCACAAAACCAAAGCGGCGGCCCGGCAGAGGCTAGCACATCCCCCGTGAAGATCGGCGACAAGGTCAGCTTTGTCATCACCCGAGAAGACAGCAGCGGCTTCAGCATGAGCGCCAGAAAAGGCGAAGTGGTTGAAATCAACAACCGAATGGCGCGGGTCAAGTACCTCAACGGGCAGAAAGTCTGGGTATCGCTCGGTGCGTTAACCCCGCAAGGGCAGCCCAACAGCCTCACTCAGGCGCTGCTGGGAGATCTGTCATGACCTATTTCTTCTACAAATCTGAAGCGGCCTCGGTCATGGCCATCCTGCAACAGGCTGAGCATTCGCCTTGGCTGGAACTCTGGCTCGCCAATCAGTCCGCACTGTGTTCTACAAAAAGAGTTTGGGACGCCCTGGGGGTCAACTCGGGCGCTATCTTGCTGGATGGAGGTGTCAGTTTTCTGCTCGATGGCACAGGCTATTTCTGTCTCGGCTTCCCCATTAACAGGATCAAGCACCTGGCCGCTGTAATGGCCCACGCCCCTACAAACGGCTGGATTGAAGGGGCCGTGGCGATACTGCCCAGCGTGTATGAGGAGGCCCGCCGGCTCAAAATAGCGCGGCCGCAGGAGGTGCCCCATGTTTAAACGCACCTTTACTCACTTCCATATGTGCTGCGGGATCGGTAGCGGCGCCGCCGGGTTCAATGATTCCAAACCGATGCTGGGGTCGATTCAGGCCAACTGGCGTTGCCTGGGTGGGGTCGATGTGGACCCGGCCGGGCTGCGGGACTTCCAAATGATGACCGGCGTACCTGGCACGCTGATGGACCTCTTTACCCGTCAGCAATACCTCGCCTTTCACGGCCAGCAGCCACCCGCTGGCTGGAGGGAAGCCACAGCCGAGGATCTGCGGCGTGCCGCCGGTAACGACGACCCCGACGCAGTGTTCATCAGCAGCCCCTGCAAGGGCGCCTCAGGCTTGCTGTCGGAGACCATGAGCCAGACACCCAAGTACCGGGCGCTAAATGAGCTGACGTTGCGCTGTGTGTGGCTGATGCTTGAGGCCTGGAAGCACAACCCGGTGTCGCTGATCGTGTTTGAAAACGTGCCACGCCTGGCGACCCGTGGCCGCTATCTGCTGGATCAGATCAACAAACTGTTCGGTGTCTACGGTTACGCCGTGGCCGAGACGACCCACGACTGTGGCGAAATCGGCGGGTTGGCCCAGAGCCGCAAACGCTTCCTGCTGGTGGCCAGGCATATCGAGAAGGTGCCGGCATTCCTGTACGAACCGGCAAAACGCAACCTGCGAGCCGTTGGTGAGGTGCTGAGCCGCATGCCACTGGCTGGCGATATCGATCAAGCGGGGCCGATGCACCGGGTACCGGCGTTGCAGTGGAAAACGTGGGTACGCCTGGCTCTGGTCGAGGCGGGTAAGGATTGGCGTAGCCTGAGCCGGTTTGCGATTGAGGACGGGTACCTGCGTGACTTTGTGATTGTGCCGGAGCACCGCGCGGATTATCTGGGGGTGCATGACTGGCAGAACACCGCCGGGACGGTGGCCGGCCGGTCGGGCCCAACCAATGGCAAGTTCTCGGTGGCCGACCCTCGGCCTAGCAGCCATTTTGAATACAGCCAGTACGGCGTGCTGCCCTACGACCGCCACTGCGGCGTGGTCACCGGCCAACGGAGCCCAGGACAAGGTACATTCAGCGTAGCCGACCCTCGGCATGCAGGGCCTGCCAAGCACAGCAATGAATTTCGCGTTGTGCCTTGGGATCGTTCGGCTCAATCAGTCACCAGCGCCCACGGTTCAGGGCACTGTGTTCAAGATCCCCGGCGGCCCGGAACGGGGTTTGGCAAGTACCTGGTCACCGACTACAGCAAGTCAGCCGGCACCGTCATCGCCGGTAGCACCACCGGGCAAGGCGCTTTTGCCGTGGCCGATCCGCGCCCGGGCCTGTCGCGCACCAAGGGCGATGCCTACCTGACCGGGGGGCATTACGGGGTGGTCAACTGGACGGCTCCCGCCGGCGCCGTTTCTGCCAGTGCGTGCCATGACAACGGCAGATGGTCCGTTGCTGATCAGCGGATGCCTGCGCCCAATGACCGGCTGACCTGCATGATCACCAGCCTCGACGGCACCTGGCACCGGCCGTTCACCACCCTGGAGCTGGCCGCACTGCAATCGCTGTTTGATCCAGAGGACCACTGGTCAGCAGATCCGCAGACAGCCCATGACATTCAGGTGATGCAACGGGTTCGCAAGATCGAACAGGCGCGATTCTTTCAACTGGACGGAGTCAACGACGGCCACCACCGGGAACGTATTGGCAACGCGGTACCGCGTGCAGCAGCAAGGGCGATGGCCGATGTGTTTGGCATGACGCTATTGCTCTCTGAGGCTGGGGAGACGTTCATGTTGAGCAGCGTGGCGATCTGGGTACAGCCGGTGGCGGTTGCGCTGAGTGTGGCTCAGCAGGAGGTCGCGCTATGACCGTAATTCTTCTGCTGTATCTGTGCGCAGATGCAACTCGCACTGATTGCCAGGTGCTACCCGCCCAACTCTGGAAAGGGCCGGATGCCTATGAGCAATGCCGCGCCATACTCCCTGACCTGACCAAGGCGCTGACCACGCCCAATCGGGAACTGCATCGGCTTATCTGTGAAGTCCAGGCTGAAAACCCACAACCATCAGAACTCGTGGTCCGGCCAGCCGTCACTCACCAATCGTTTCGGATGTGAGGGAATAATCATGAAAACAGCCTTCATCCTCATGGCTCAATACGATGGCCAGGCAGTTATCTCACTGGAGCTGGTTTGTAGGGACTACTTCACGCACCTGACACCCGAGATTTTCCAGCGCAAGGTGATGAGCGGTCAGATCAAACTGCCCATCACCCGTATGGAGTCGAGCCAGAAGTCGGCCAAGGGCATCCACATCACCGACCTGGCCATCTACCTTGATCTTCAGCGCGCCGCCGCCGTTAAGGAGCACTGCCAGCTCAACGGGTTAAAACACGCCTCTTAAGCCACTTCATTGATGCGGCGCCCAGTTGGACGGGCGCCCTCAATATCTTTTCATGCCACTCCCACCCCACATATCGGTCACCCTTGCCGCGCAGATGTGTGTATCGCCGCATAGAGTTCCAATCCCTGTGCCCGGAAACACTCGCCACACGCGGAATATCCCAGTCCATTTCAAACAGGCGGCTCACACCTTCATGGCGAAGGTCATGGAAGTGCAGGTCTGCGATTTCCAGGAACTTGCAGGCCTTCGCCCAGGACGTCGAGATTGATTCAGGGCTGTAGGGGAATATGTCTTCACCGGCCTTGGGCATTGTCTGGAGGATGTGCCACGCTTCGTCCGGCAGGTAACACCAAACATCATTGCCGATCTTCTGGCCGGGGTTCTTCATGTCGCGCACCAGCACCCGCTGACCAGGCTCGTCGACGTCCACCCAGCGAATACGGGTTATTTCATCCAGGCGGCGTGTGGAGAACAGGGCAAACCCCACGACTTTCAACATATTGATGGCGGTCGGGCGCCTGGCCTGCATGGCCTGGTAGTGCGTCAGCACCTTTCCCAACTCATCCAAGGTCGGCCGGCGGTCACGCTCGCGGCTTTTCAGGTTGTAGCCCAGCTTGCGCAGTACTCGGCGGGCGCCACCCATGGCGAGCTGATCGACTTGGTAGCCCCAGGCATCTTTGGCGATGGCCAGGACGGCGCCGAGGTGCGCCAAGTCGTTGCCGGCGGTTTGCGGCTGGACCCCACCGCCTTCACCGCTCATCCGAAAGAGCGCGAAGTCGACCAGGCATTGGGTGGTGACATCGGTATCACTCAGTTTGCCAATGTCCATCTTGCCGATGGCTTCGAGCGTAGCCTTCTTGGTTTTGCCCAACGGCCGGGCTTTTCCCACTTCCAGCAGGTACTGGTCGATCATGTCTTTGACGGTGACGCCCTTCCGGCTCGCCCGTTCGATAGCACCAGGCTGGTCCAGCTCCGATTCGCGCTTGCGCGTCCACGCCTGGGCTGCCTGTTTCCGGGCGAAGGTCTGGCTCTCTTGGTAGACTTGCACTCCGTCGCGCTTGATGCGGATCTGAGCCGTGTAGCTCACGGTCCCATCCGCCAGTTTTCTTGCCCTGATAGTCGCCATATCGAAAGTGATACACGTCAGTTTTGAGGTGGTACATCGTACCACCGAGCCCTGAAAAACGCCTGAAAACGCCCTAAAACATGCCCAGAACACGTTGAGTAAAATGCTAGATAAACAGAGCTTTAGCCCAGCAGAATCAAGCCCCGCACTGTCTCGGCGCTTTAGCGTTGCACCCATGAGCGGCACAGCGCCTGCAGCTGCGGTCAGGAGGTACCGGCATGATCGATATCGAAGCGGTGCATAAGCTCAAGGTAGAGGACGGTGACGTCCTGGTCGTGCCGGAATCCTGACCGACTTCTCCGGCCATCCGGACAGCGTCATGCTGCCGCTGCTGGAGTGGCTCCGCGTGAACCAGTCCGAGCTACTGGAGAACCTCGACAAGTCCGCCGACGGCATCAAGTTCGAGGCCGACCTCATCGACAAGAGCAAGGTCGACATGAGCTTGACCCTTCCCCTCACCGAGCGCGTGGTCGTTCGTACGGATGATGCAGGCAATGTCACCATCACCCATCCAGGCGAACCGCAACGCAATTTCATCTTGCCGGACAGCCTGGAAGAATGGGTCATGCCCAATGGCTGACCTTGACGCGCTGGAGGATTGGGCCGCTGGCCTGCTGGGGCAGTTGCAACCCTCTGCCCGCAATCAACTCGCCCGAAGCATCGGCCAGGCCCTGCGCCGCAGCCAGCAACAGCGGATCATTGCCCAGCGCAACCCGGACGGGAGCAAGTACGCACCACGCAAACAGCGGAACCTGCGAGGCAAACAAGGACGCATCAAGCGTCAGGTGCATATGTTCAAGAAGCTGCGCACGGCAAGCTTTTTGAAGGTTCAGGGGGATGGTAATGCGATCAGCGTTGGGTTTACTGGGCGGGTAGCCCGTATTGCGCGTGTTCATCAATACGGACTGAAAGATCGGGCTGAGCCTGAGGCACCAGGCGTGAATTATGAACAACGCGAGGTGCTCGGCTTTACCGATGCCGATCTAGACATTATCAGAGATAGCTTGATTACCTGCTGGCTAAAAACCTAATGAGAAAAAATCTTGAAAATCTAGAAACTTAAAAATCAACTACTAATCGAACACTAACGCAAAGACATATTTTGCTACAAATACTCTTAAAAAATTATCATCACCAAAAAAATACCAGTCTATCGTAAATAACTTAATGAATGGATGCATCACCATTGAATTGAAAGGAAAATAAAGATGGGAATAGGGAGCTTCATAATAAAAAGCGTTACACCTCACATACTAGGCCTGCTACAAGATCTAACATCAGAAAAAATAATCAATCGAAAAATAGGCCCAAAAACTTCAATCAAAATAATTGACTACAGGGATATAAAAGTCCAGTCAACACTTTGGACGACTAGGGATAATGACTGGGTAAAAGTAGAAAATTATCCACTTAGCTTCACAAACAGCAAAAACTACGTAATCATATCAAATGAAAGTGCGGTAAACAGTATTGCTCCAGCATTCATAATTACACCAAGGGCTGCTCGGCCCGGTAGCGATTGGGCAGCCTCAGTTACAATCCCTGCGACAACAGCTTTTAGTTCAAAACCCGATAATGACATAGTAAATGGATACAACGTTTTTGAGTACAAAATAGAAGTTCATCTTCACGACACTTATGTGTCAGTTCATTACATCGTCGCATTTATCTACAACGGAATTTACCCATCAGGAATCCCTGATAAAGAAATTCAGGACGACAAATACAACTACTGGCTAGTCCCGGGGGAAACATATAAAAAGTACCACGAAACCAAAGCACATGCCGGCTTCACAAACAAGATGAAATGGAACGAATCCGTAAACATCTAGAAAGTTTCATAACGTGATATAAAAGGATAATATCATGAGCAGCTTTACAAACAAAATAATCAAAAGCATCCAAGTATCTCCACCAGACTCAAAAAACAATTGCCTCGTAATAGTAGTCGACATAGACGGAAGCAACGAAAAACACTATCTCTTAGAGATGAAGTGCGAAGGCAGCATGATGGTTACAGCATTGCTTTTTGCGCTCGCGAGCTTTGCCACCATAGATTACTGGACCACTGATTACGTGGATAAAAAAGGTTACGAATACATTGCAAGTGTTCAAATAAACGGCTCAGCAAATGGGCAAGGTTACGCCTAAAAATCTCTAATTGATGCCCGATTATCTAACTCCGGCAATCTTGTATAGATTTGTCGGAGTACCCTTTCAAAAACCATAGACATAAAACACTTACTATCAACCAAGAATTCTTAAAAGCACGTATATAATTTGTATAGACTTACATTACAAGTCAGTGTTGCTGAAACGAAGAATTTAGAGCGCCATCCTCGGCGCCATGAACGACTTAGCCACCCTAGCCCGCCTGATTGAAAACCTCATCCGCTTCGGCGTTGCCGCCGAAGTCCAGATGAAGTCCCGCGCGCGCGTGTGAAAACCGGTGAACTGACCACCACCTGGCTGCCATGGTTAGCCCTGCGCGCCGAAGCCGACAAGGAATGGGACCCGCCCACCGTCGGCGAACAGGTACTGCTCATCAGCCCCTCGGGCCAGCTTGGTAACGGCGTGGCCTTGACCGGCCTGTTCAGCGACAACGCCCCGGCCAACGGTGACCGCGCCGGGCTCCACCGTCGCACCTACAGCGATGGCACGGTGATCGAATACGACAGCGTCGCCCATCACCTGAACGCCACCCTGGCCCCGGGCGGTACCACCAAACTGGTCAGCGACGGCGGCATCACCATCGTCGGTCCCATCACCCACCAGGGCGACTACACCCAGACCGGCAACCAAACCGTCACCGGCAAAGTCACCGTTTCAGATGACGTCATCGCGGCCGGTACCAGGTAGCGTTCGGTCATCTCTTTGAGCGTGGCGCCCTTGCGGCTTGCCCGCTCGATCGCGCCAGGTTCATCGAGCTCCAACTCGCGCTTACGCGCCCAGGCCTGAGCGGCCTGTTTTCGGGCGAAGGTCTGGCTCTCTTGGTAAACTTGCACTCCGTCGCGCTTGATGCGGATCTGGCCGTGTAGCTCACGCTCCCATCTGCCAGTTTTCTTGCCCTGATAGTCGCCATATCGAAAGTGGTACGCGTCAGTTTTTGGGTGGTACAT